CGATTGTTTTTAACCAAACAAATGAAAATTAACAATGGAACATATGAAACAGGGGTTTAGAGTGTTATGGTCAATTAGATAGGTTTAATTTACTATGTAAATATATAGAATAAATACAAATGAGTCGATATTTTGATGATAAAAAATTGTTTTTAGAACCAAGTGTTACACAACATGGAAGTCATATGGTAATGACTGATGTAGCAAAACCGACCAAATATAAGTATTTAACAGTTGATACGCGATTTCGCGATCAATATGATACAAGTAATATTGCTAATTATAATATTTCTCTACCAGAACGCGTAAATAGTATTCGAAGTATGACCGCAAAATCAGTTGAATTTCCGATTTCTTATTATAATATTTCGTCACAACTAGGGAATAATAGTTTTCAATTAATTAATACATCGGCATCTACTTCTACTTCTATTGTTTCAGAAACGATTGTATTGAATAATCAACAATATAATTCAATCAAAGAAACTTCTGCACCCTGGAATACCGAATCCATTTTAGATGTAATCAATCAAAAATTAGGTGCAACTGGATGGAATAGTTACAATAATATTGTATTTACATACGACAGTTCAACACGAAAAATAACATTAAGAAACAATTCCAGTGTAAATGTTCGCATTGAATTTGATAAGGTAGATTGTGTAAACGGAGAAGGAGGATCAAGTCCAAGTGAAAGTTTGATGTCTAAATTGGGTTGGGTTCTAGGATTTCGTTTGCCGTCTTATGATATTATAAGTGGCGGATCTATTGTAGGAGAAGCAGTCGTAGATATTAATGGACCCAAATATTTGTATCTAGTTTTGGATGAATTTAAAAATGGCAATCCTCACTCTTTTCTTGGACTTTCGCGAAATTCGCAATTGTCCAGTCAGCAAATTTTAGCGAGAATTACACCAAATTATAAAGATTATGCGTTTTCTTCAACCAATTTTCCTACCATGTTTCATGCTGAATGTGGTGACCACATGGTTTCTGATATGCGCACTTACGGTGAATTGGTCAATATTCAGCGTATGAATGTACGCATGGTAGACGAATTTGGTCGTATTATGGATTTTAACGGATTGGATTTTTCCTTTTGTTTGGAATTAGAACATGTATAATAAAATTGAATGAAACATATAAACATAATAGTTGATAAATATATAATTATGGATTTATCAACTTTGTCAACAGAACAGAAATATGCGTTGGATTTATTTAAACGTGGTGGAAATGTATTCTTAAGTGGACCCGGTGGAACTGGTAAAACGAAATTAATAGAATGTTTTGTTCAACATTGTATTCAATCCAATATCAAACATCAAGTGTGCGCCCTTACTGGATGCGCAACAATTTTACTACCCAAAATGTGTAACGCGCGTACAATTCATTCGTGGAGTGGCATTCGCTTATGTAAAGGCGAAAACTCAAAGATCGTTGAAACCGCATTAAAATATAAGAAAAATAAAGCAAATTGGCGGTCAGTTCGTGTCTTGATTATTGATGAGGTTTCTATGATGTCATTGAAAGTCTTTGACGTATTGAATGAAATTGCCAAAAGGGCGCAGTTTGATAGTCGACCTTTTGGTGGAATACAAGTTGTTTTCGTAGGAGACTTTTACCAACTTCCTCCGGTCGGTTCACACGAAGATATAAATAGTGAAAAATTTTGTTTTGAATCGCCATTATGGTCCAAATTATTCCCTTTGGATAATGTTGTATTATTGAAGACGATTTTCCGTCAAGATGACCCCAAATATAAGGAGGTTTTACTACAAATACGTGAGGCAGAACTAAGTTCCGAAAATAGTGCGCTATTGGAAACATATGTAAATCGCGAATTTGATGCTTCAAAATATAATGGAATTGTACCTACGAAATTGTATCCAACACGATATAAAACAGATCAATTGAATGAACGAATGTTTTCGCAGTTGGAGGGTAAATGTGTTCAATTTCCATATATTTCCAAATTCCAGTGTAAAACTTATTTAGATAATAATCAAGCAATTTCGGTGAATCATTTGATGAAATGTGGTAATTTGAGTCAAGCAATGAAGGATTTTGAAATTCGCCAGTTAATGAATTCATCGTCATATCCGGATATTTTATTCTTGAAGGTGGGTGCGGTGGTTATGTGTACAACAAATTTAGATATGGATAATGGTATATGTAATGGGTCCCAAGGGATTATTACAGATATACTTGAAACAGAAAAGGGTCCTATTCCCGAAGTAACGTTTGTTAATGGTATTAAAAAACAAATTCCAATACAATATCGTCAATCGGAAGATTATCCTAGCATTGCCGTTGGACAAATTCCATTAACTTTGGCGTGGGCATTAACAATCCATAAAATTCAAGGAGCAACGTTAAATATGGCATCAATTGACGTTGGAAGTCAAATATTTGAGTGTGGTCAAACATATGTTGCTTTATCACGCGTTAAATCGTTAGATGGTCTTTATTTGTCTGCGTTTAATGCTGATCGAATAAAGACGAACGAATTGGTGAAATCGTTTTATCATTCTATACCCGACAAGGACTATAATATACCTGATAATATATTCAAATCATTTGAATTAAGTGAAGATTCGTATGTAGAAAGCACTGTAAAAAAGATCATTTTATAAAGCGTCTTTCATTACAAACATTGGAGGTTTGGATTTTCCTTTGATTTTCTTTATTGATTTAGTGGGTTCAGGTTGTTTTGTATTTTTGTTTGGATTGTTCCTTTTGAGTGAGAACAGTTGTTTGTTCATTTGGCGATAATATTGAGCAGTATCTTTCAATTCTTCACCTGAAGCGCGAATACGATGAAAATGAATAGGAATATATCGCATTGACCATTTATATTTACGCGTCATAACATAATATTGAAATTTTTCAGAATGTAGGGGAAAAATAGTGCTAAATTCATACATTTCATCGAATAATTTACTATATAGTTCTAGATTATATGTTTGTAAAAGACAAAATCGATCGTTAAGTTTTGGGAATAAATGGAAATTGGGTGTACATACATTTTGTTTTTTTGTAATAGAAAAATAGCGAACATCAAAAGAATTAATAAACTTTACATCTGGACGTAAATACATGATATAATCAAATTCTAAACCGCTATTTTTTACCATTAAACCCAATTGTTTTTTGGAATACATCGCACATACAAAATTATCTACACATATATAATTTGACTCCCATGGATCAGGCATTGTGTGATATTTCGAAATGTCTATTTGTCGTTTTATTTCATCTTGATCGTCAATCTGAACATAATCTGGATTTAATAACTTATATTCATCGAAATCTAATTTTACATATATTTCTTGGGCGCGAGGATTAATATAAGGACTGTTAAATTTGAATGTATGTAAAAAAATAACATATTCGATATTGTCGTTTTCGAGTGGCTCTAAAATATGTTTTTTTATGCTTTCAATCGTATATTTTAAACTTCGGGTTATTCCCCAAAAACATAGAGCAACTTTCATAATTGTATTTATATAACATTTTAAATTGTTAATAACAACTAAAATAGAAAATTATAAATTCTAAATATAGAATAGATATGGTTGCTGGAAGTATATTACCTATTGCGTTAAATGAAAAGGGTGAGTTATGTTTTTTATTTGGAAAAGAAAATCCTATGGAGGACAGTGCAAAAGGGTTTTCCGATTTCGGCGGAGGTTTAGAAAAAGGAGAAACACCTTTTCAAGGTGCGTTACGTGAAGCGTCAGAAGAACTAACGGGATTCCTGGGAAATAAAAAGGAATTACGCAAATTAATCAAGAAAAATGGAGGAACATATCATGTTTTAATAGGAACATATCATGTACACATGTTTCATTTACCTTATGATGAAAATCTACCAAAATATTACAATCAAAATCATACGTTTTTGTGGAACAAAATGGACAAAATTATGTTAAATGATAGTAAATTATTTGAAAAGATTGAAATACAATGGTTTACATTGAAAGATATGAAACAGCGAAAAGGTGAATTTCGTAATTTTTATAAAACAATGGTTGATCATTTTATTTCGATTGAAGGTGATTTAAAAAGGTTTTTACAAAAAAAGAATCGTTATACTAGAAAGAAACGTAAAATGTAAGTTGAAATTATTTGTATTAAATTATTAATATCTAATATATATAGATGGTAAATCATTGTATTAAAGATAATTGTAATTCAAAAATACAAACAATACGATTTTTAGAATCAACTGGTATTCATAGAGTTTGTCACTATAATAACAAATTATTAATTAAAAGTGCGATTATTGCTGGTCCGACTAAACAAAAGGATGTCACCTGTGCGTTAAAAGATTATAATATTCAGTCGAATTGTCAATTAGAGTGTTTTTATGTGGATACGGGAAAATTAAATATTTATCCTGGGTGTGATGTAGAATTTGGTAAAAGAAAGGCAATATATATTAAATATATTGTTGATAAAAAATGTGATGATAAACCTTGTTGTAAACAAAATATATGTGAAAAATGCGGGAACATAAGAACTAGGCAGAAAAGTTACAATTGTGTAAATAAATGCTGCTAATTAGGTTTAGTAGTAATAAATAATAATGACGTGCGTAATTATTATTTTTTTTGTATACATTATAGTTCCATAATATATATATATATAAATGGTTAATTATTGGAAATTAACAAAAATTCAATTTTTAGAGTCGACCGGAATTCAAGAAATATGCGAACCAAATAAATTGGTTATAAAAAATGCGTTTATAAACGGTCCAAAAAATAAAGTAGATGTTACAGAAATAATTAAGGAATCAAATAATCAGATAAATGATCTCCCAATTAATTGCATTATTGTAGATACGGGTAAATTAAATGAATATCCGGGACATGACATAGAACCTGGTTACAGAAAAAATATTGACATCGAATATGTTACAGATGAATCTGTATATGAAAAAAAGGATGAAGTAGATATATTCTGTGTTAGTGAAGATGTAAGTAATTATAAGGAAGAGAAATGTTGTTATAATGATGAGAAGTGTTGTGCTAAGGAAGAGAAATGTTGTTATAAT